GGCAAGTTTCCCGCAAATTGTAGGTAACTGGCAGCGGGCCGGTTTTGCGGTTTCCGCTGTTTCGAATGAATGTGTAAAGCATGGCGGGCCTTTCAGTTAAATGCGGGCGCCGTGGCCGTGATTCGCTCGGCTATTGCTGCGGTTTTGGCCGGGTTTATTTCATCGGGGCCGCGTTTATAAAAGCGCTCGATAATTGTTAAATCATGGCCCAGTAAATAGGTGCCGTTGTCGCCGTTGTCGCGGTCGGCGCCGGCGTAATGCAGCCTATAGACTGTCATTCCCACATTGCAGCGGAAATAATGCCGGGCCAATAGTTCGGCCAGCTGGTCGAGGGCTTCGGTTTGTGCTGCAGCTGTAGGCGCGTGGCGCAGGCCCAGCGCCCGGGCGGCGTCTATGAAACCTTGAACGCTCGCGCGGCCTCCGTTCCAATGTAGATATATCGCGGGCGCGTGGCCGGCGGTGCTAAATGTGATTACTGCTCTGTTTCCCATGATTAAAACCCCTTTGTAAAAATGTCGAAGTAAAAAAGGGCGCCCACAGTCAGGGCGCCGGCCACTATCAAAACGGCTGCAAAGTCTGCGCCGGCTGCAGCGCGTGACTCGGCGCGCTCTGCGGCTGGGCTGTAGTGTTGTCGGTGTTGGTGGTGTTTCATTGGTCGGCCTCGTTGTAGGCCAGCCAAAAGGCCAGCCGGTTATCGCGCTCGGCCTCGGTCGCGAACCATTCACAATGTAGAACTGTCTCGCCTTCCGGGTCGTTGGCGTGTTCTATGCCATAGGGCAGCGCGTGGCCGGGCTGCTCGGCTTTGAATGGGTGACTCACTTTGATTCTCTCCGGTAGATGTAAAGGGCGCAGCTGGCCGCAGCTGCAGAAAAGAAAATAACAGCGGCCCCGGCCAGCCAACTAATCGGCGCGGGCAGATAGGCCCAGCAGGCCAGCTCGATAATGGCACCGGCCAGCATGAGCACAAAAACGCTGGCCTCGCTGTAAATGAAGAAAATGCGGTCTAGTTTTTTCATGGTTTGCCTTTCAATAGTTGTATGACACGCGCAGATGAACGCTATATTCGCGCGCGCTGGTGCGTTTAACGCTGGCGCTGGTGCTCGGGCATCCGCAGCAGTCGTGTTCGTGCCTGCAGCTGCTGCCGCCCATGGTCGCGGCGATGGCCCGGAATAGGTCGCGGCCCTTTAGGCTGCTGGGCGCTATAACCTTTGCAAGATAGGCGCCGCCGTCATCGTGGCCGTCCGGCTCGCGCGTCATGCGCTGCTGTAGCAGCTTGGCCGTGCCGATATGGGCCCAGCTGTCTAGGCCGGCCCAGCCGTCCCGGTAGGTGCTGGTTTCACGTTCAAATAATTCAAGTGTTGTCATGGTTTGCCTTTCGGTTGGTTGGGGGTTATGCATCGTCAAGCATGAGGGCTGCGCGCTCGGCGTAGTCGGCCCGGGCTTCGCGTTCAAGTTCGCGCCGGCCCTCGTGGTCTAGGTCGTGCAGCTGGTCGCGTATCTTTCCTAATCTCACACGGGCCAGCTGTATAGCGCCCCGGCCAATATCCCAGCCGGCCTTGAATGCGGCGCGGTAGTCGGCCTCTTCGGCCCGGTAGTCGATAAGGGCCAGCTCTTCGAGCGCTTCCAGCTCTTCGGTCGTTGTGTTTAAAGCTTTAAGGGCTGCCAGCTGTTGGCCGATACCCAGCCCGGCCAGCGGGCGGGATACGTTGGGGAAATAATCAACGGCGGCGGCGTAGTGTTTACCGGCCAGCACAGTAATGCTTCGGTCTTTATGCTGCTGCAGCTGCTGCGCGACCATGCCGGCCCAGACCTTGCGCTGCTGTGTGTTCATGTCACACAGGGCGCGATCGTAGGGCTGCAGCTCGCGGTCTGGGCTCACGGCACCATGTAGGGCCGAGAGAATGATTACATCGGCGCCGGCGCGCTCTGCTGCTGCCATGGCCAGCCTGAATGCTTGGCCGGTGTAGAGCTGTGCAGCTGGTGCAGCGTGGCCCAGCTTGGCAGCGCTGCAGGCGATTAGATAGAGAGGTTTCATAGAGTGCCTTTCGGTTGGTGGTTAAAACATGAATAATCATTCTCTTAATTCATGTGTTAGCTGTCAAGGGGTTTTTTAACAGTTAACGCAAAATATTTTTGCCGGTGTTGTGTAGGTGCTGCAGCTGCTGGGTGAGGTTATCGGCCAGGGCCTGGCTGGTGCAAGTGGTTTGCATTGTGTCGCGGGCTTTGGTATGGTCGGGCTGTTCTTAATTTGTACCCTTACAAAACCATGCCACAGAAACTCACGCGCGCGCAGATAAAGGCCGGCCTTGATCAAGTACCTATTGAAACGCTGCTATCAAGCGGAGAGGGTAAGCAGCCCAAGATCACGCATAAGCAGCGGGAATTCGCGAGGGCTATTGCTCTCGGCCAGAGTAAGGCCAACGCATACAGAGTAAGCCACAAAGCAAAGCCAGCACAGAGCACAATCACAACAGAGCCCTATAAGCTTATGCGTGACCCTCGCATTGCTCGCGAGATCGAAGCCTACAAGCTAGCAATAGAGGCGGAGAAACATCGCACCCCTGCTCAGTTGAAGGCATTACTCGTGCAGCAGCTGGTACAGCACACACTAGACCCAGAGTTTCCGCCGGCCCAGCGTATGCGAGCGCTGCAGCTCATTGGTAATCTATTCGAAGTGGGGGCCTTCTTAGAGCGCAAAGAATCGACTGTCATTCATAAGAGCGCAGACATCCGCACACGGCTGCTGGAGAGGCTGCAGGCCCGCGCACCGGCCAGCGCGCCCGCTGATGCATTAGAGCTGCTGCAGGAAATCAGGGAGGGCGGCGCCAATCATGATGGGGACTTGGGCGCACCCACCGGAGGGGCACCCGCCCACGAAGGCCTCACGGCTGCGAGCGCGCCTACACATACTGTTTCACTCATCCAAACACTAGAAAAAAACGATAGGGGGGTGGTATCCGAAAATTCCAACCCTGTGCTGGACTTCGATAAAGAATGACCCCCCCCTATGTTTATTGATACAAAAAGGGGCGGGGTATATATTTCTGATATTCCACGTGGTATATCAGACCTTGCATGAAACTTACAAATGATTCAGAAAACTTACGATAAATGTTTGGGGGCGTGTATGACTGAGAAGCAGAGGACTGTGTTCCTTGTGATAGATGAGTATTGGAGGAACTATGGGTATGGGCCTTCTATAGATGACATTATGTTTCATACTGGGGATAGAGGGCGCGGGAATGTTCATAGAGTGGTGAAGAAGCTGTGTGACCTTGGAATATGCCGGCGGGCGAAGTTTTCTGCTCGCAGTGTCAGGCCGTCTTATATTAGTTTGAGGAATCTTCCTTGAATAAGAAGCAACAAATGGAGAGGCAAGAGGATATAGATCTGTTTGTCAGGAGGGTGATGAACGCCCTTAATATGACGAAAGAAGAAGCTCTTGAGGCCGCAAATAAGTTCTTTGCCCTACCTTCTAATGAACAAGCCGCTTACCTTGATGATCTTGACGCATTAGAAGCCAGCCAACAAAGGGAAGAATCCTTTGATGATTTCAATAAGTTTGCCCATGCGATGTGGCCGGGGTTTATTGACGGGCGCCACCATAAGGTCATGGCTAAGAAGTTCGAAGAGATCGCTACAGGGAAGATTAAGAGACTGATCATCAATATGCCCCCTCGGCATACGAAGTCTGAGTTTGCATCGTATATGCTGCCGGCTTGGTTTCTGGGAAGAGATCCTAGTAAGAAGATCATCCAGTGCTCGAATACGGCAGAGTTAGCGGTGGGCTTTGGCCGTAAGGTTCGTAACTTAGTAGCCAGTGAGCCGTTCTCTAAGATATTTCCCAATGTTAATTTGCGGTCTGACAGTAAAGCGGCTGGCCGTTGGTCTACGAATAAAAACGGAGAGTATTTTGCGATTGGTGTCGGAGGAACGGTAACGGGTAAGGGTGCGGATCTACTGATCATTGATGATCCCCATTCCGAGCAAGAAGCCGCCCTTGCATCTGGAGATCCTACTGTCTTTGATAAAGTCTACGAGTGGTACACATCTGGGCCGCGCCAGCGTCTCCAACCGGGTGGGGCGATTATTGTCGTGATGACGCGCTGGGCTAAACGAGATCTGACTGGCCGGATCTTGAAGTCTGCTGTGGAAAAGGACGGTAACGATGACTGGGAGGTTATTGACTTCCCTGCGATCCTGCCAAGTGGGAATCCCTTATGGCCAGAGTTTTGGAGTTTAGAAGAACTTGAAGCCCTAAAGTCTGAACTGCCTGCGGCTAAGTGGAATGCCCAGTACCAACAGAGCCCGACATCTGAAGAGGGTGCGATTGTTAAGCGTGAGTGGTGGAAAGAATGGACACACGATGATCCACCTAAGTGTGAGTTTGTCATCCAGTCTTGGGATACGGCGTTTACAAAAAGTGAAAGAGCCGACTATTCTGCTTGTACGACTTGGGGGGTTTTCTATTTAAATGAGAATC